AATATATAATATGTTATATTTTTTAGTTTATAATGATAATACTCATAATAATTATATAGACCGATTATTACATTCTGTCAAAACATATGGAGAGGAATTTAATATTATCATATATGATAAAAATGATATAGATAACGAATTCATGGAAAAAAATAATTCTATATTAAAATGCGACCGCGGTGGCGGATATTGGTTATGGAAACCTTATATTATCAACGAAACATTAAAGAAAATAAATTATAACGATATTATAATTTATATTGACTCAAAATATTATTTCATTGAAAATTTTACAAAATTATACGTCGATTATATGAAAAATAACGATTTATTAGTATGGAAAAATAAACCGAATGAACAAATATGGTATATGAAAAACTGGTGTAAAATGGGTGTAATACATAAATATAATATGTTTGATAAAGTTTTCAATGAAAATGCAGAAGATTGTTGGGGAGGCGCGATGGTTTTGAAAAAAACGGAAAACACTATAAATTATATTCAAGAATGGTTAGATATGTGTTGTGTTCACGAAGATATAACAGATGCAGAAAGCAAAATAGAAAATGCCGAAATCTTTATTGAACATAGACACGACCAAAGTTTATTGAGTATCCTTTTACATAAATATAATATCGAAATGCAATTTTTCGAAAAAAAATATTTACAAAATGTCAGGAGTCCGTTCGAAATGGCATAAAAACCCTCTGATTATTTCTGTTAGGAAAGTCATATAAAAATGTTTCTATATGACTTCTATATGACAATTTATAATCAATTCTCGTTTATTTCTATAGGAAAGGGCACGTCAGATGTATTGAGAATATTAGAAATAAGTAAATTATCGCTTCCATTCGACCATGTAATTACAAATCTTGATATATTGGACCATTGTTTTCAAACTGGGTTCTCGAAATATCACAAAAATTTGCGATTAAATCCGGCGCATACCCGTATGATAGATGAATACGGGTTCGTTTTTAGACACGATTATCCTTTGGTAGATGAGAAGAGGGTAGGTGATGAAATAGAAAATATAGAAAAACGGATAACGCCGGATTGGAGGGAATATTATCCGGTAGTCAAAGAGAAATATGAAAGGAGGATAGAGAGATTTCTAGAAATCATGAGAGGCAAAAAACCGATTATTATATTATCACGTTTTTCTGCCGAACAAATAAATGTAATTTATGATACTTTTTATAGGAATTATAGAAGAAAGGATATTTATATCGTGAATTCTTGTCAAATAGAATCTATTGGACAAAAATATATCAATTGTTTTACTGAAAAGAATGGTATATGGAATGAGGCTTCTATTTGGAGAGAAAATATAGATTTGATTATATATAAATATAACGAACATAATCATATAGAATCTGTTTTTGCAGCGCAAGATGCAGCGCAAGATGCAGCGCAAGTTATCACGCAAGACCAAGCGGAAAGTCAAGTAGAAGATATAGCCGAAATAGAATCACAAGACCCCACGAAAGAACCAGTTATCGAAAACAAAGCGAATAATCCTATAGGACTATTAGAAAATACAATATTTATAAATTTAGCGTATCGAACAGACCGCCTAGCTCATGTATTAGAACAACTCAAAGGAATTGGAATTCATGCACCCGAACGATTAAATGCAATTAAAATGAATATGGGATGCGTTGGTTGCACTATGAGTCATATAAAATGTCTAGAAATAGCCAAAACAAGAGGATGGCCCTATGTTTTTATATGCGAGGACGATATAAAATTCATAAATCCCGCGCTTTTTCTAGAAAAATTAGCGAAATTCAGCGAGACAAAATGGAAATGGGATGTTCTCATCATTGGTGGAAATAATCTACCCCCATTCCTACAAGTATCCGATTTCGCCGTTCGAGTATTCGATATACAAACCACCACTGGATATATTGTGAATGGGCATTATTATGATGCTTTAATTGCGAATTTTAAAGAGGGATTAGGAAAATTAATACGAGACCCACAAAAGAAAAAAGAATTTGCCGTTGATATTTATTGGAAAACATTGCAAAAATCGGGAAATTGGTTCTTTTTGATTCCACCGAGCGTTATTCAATATAGCGATTATAGCGATATTGAAGGAAAAGTGACAAATTATGAAGGCCATTTTCTAGATTTAGATAAACAAGCATTAATCGAATATATGATGAAAATGCAAAATAAAAAATCTATATTTTCAATGAATATCAAAATCTAAAATTTGATTTTGAGAAAAGACGCCACTACCGCCTTCGATTTCTCCTCGTACCCAAGGCTATCCAAACGAGCCTGATGTTCTCGTTCCATCATTTTTTTCCTATATGACTCCTCGCGTTCTTGTATCATTCGTTCTGCCTCTTGCTGCTCCAAAGGAACGATACTTTGTGATGCGCGTACTCTGGCTAAATGGTCCGTCGATTCATATCGCGGCACATTCGTTAAATCCCTCTCCGAAATAGCCAATACTGTCTGGTCTTTATGCACTTTCCTCAAATCATCGTATTTGAGTTTACTAAAAGGGTCACTCGTTACATAGCCCCCCCCTCCTGTATCTTCGTCATCGTCATATAGATTCATTCCGTTTGTGCCACTCCTGAGTTCTCGAATACCATTATATTGGACAAGTGCGGCGGTTTTCTCTTTATATTTATCGAGAACCTGTGCCATATTCTGTTTCGTTACTCCCTGTGGGGCTACTGTCGATGGGTCAAATACAGGTGCTTCGCTTTGAAACCACGCGTTTTTCTCAGCATCGGGCTTCTTCGACATATTTTCGTCGAATAGGCGGTTGAATTTTTTATTGAAATCTTCCGGTTTTATCTTTTTTATGGCGGATTTCAAAGGCGCGGCGATAGTATCCTCTTTCTCTGAGGCCAATGGGTCATATATAGGATTATTGTTGGGGACTTGAGCCATAGTCTTATGATTTATCGCATAATAGTCCACAATCATACGGAATGCGGCGGTATAGAAATGGAAATATTCGGAGGGCAATCCCGATTTATCGGGGTGTGTCATGAGAACCTTATGTTTAGCCCGTTTCAAATCTGCCTCTGCGAATCGGTCTTCTAGGTCAAATAGTTCCAAGAGTTCTCTAAAAGAATACATTTTTATATCTAAATTATGTGTCCGGTATCCTACACGGGATGATGTCATATAGAATATTGATGTATGATATTTACCAACTTTGGGCGAATGGGTTACATCGTGTGTAACCGATATCGGTTGATAGAATAAAATCTATCTATACCAATATCGGTTGATAGAATAAAATCTATCTATACCAATATCGGTTGATAGAATAAAATCTATCTATACCAATATCGGTTGATAGAATAAAATCTATCTATACCATATATGTCTGTTGGTTCTGCCGATAAATGGCGTTATACGCTTTATACGACTGCGGTTCTCCTGCTTTTATTCAATCCATGGACCTATTTGTTTATGAATAACCTACTATCTAGTTTCACTGGTCCTATAGCAAATCGTGTAGGGTGCCCCACAATGACCGGATTCCTCATTCACGCCGTCGTATTTACAATCATCGTTCGATATATGATGGATATGCAGATTTAGTAGATTTATTATGTTCTCGTAAAAACATAATAAAAATAAAACAATATATTCTATATGACAGATTCAGAAGAAACATATCTAAATGCCACGATTTCGTCACCTCATAATATGAAAGAAATCATCACCGAATTGGATAAAGAATCATTCACCAAGAATTTGATAAATAATCCGGGGATTTTCATCGTAAAATTCGGTGCTGAATGGTGCGGTCCATGTAAAGCGATTGAATCACTCGTTGAAGAAAGGATGAATAAATTATCAAATAGGGCTAAATGTGCAATTATCGATATTGACGATAATTTCGAAATCTATGCAGCATTAAAATCAAAAAGAGTCGTAAATGGCATACCCGTTATTCTAGGTTATAAAAAAGGGAATATGACACATGTTCCGAATGAAGTCATTATAGGTGCAGATAAAGTTCAAATAAATACATTTTTCAATCGTTGCGAATCACATATCGCATAATAGTCATATAGAGATATTTCTAATGGACTAGTCATATCCACTGTATTTTTCAAAAACATGTTTAGATAAATGGTACGAATATTGGCTTTTTCTTCTATCATATAAAGATTTGTATATGATAATGTTTCATCATCATATACACCTTTCAATAAAGATAATATATTTGTATATCCAATCATGAATCTATAATTCTCATAGTTATATAAAAGATTATATGTATAAGATTGATAGCCATACCATTGATAGAATCTTTTTTTATATTCGGTCGAAAGATATTTATATATGACATTTGGAATTTCTTCTTCGAAATAATTCTCGGTATGGTTAGGCGAAACGAACCGCACGAAATTTGCGATAAATACGTTTTCCGCAGATATTCCGTTTTTTTGTAAATGTTCTGTCATATAGATGATGAATTCTTTGATGGATTGTATAGTTGCATCGCTATTATATAAAACGATTTCTTCTATCTCTATCTCTTTTATTTTCTTTTTATTCTTTTTTAATTCTTGCGGTGAAAATCGGTCTACGCAAATAAATAGGGCTTCTTTTTTTTCTCTATAAAAATAGGGTATCATTTGCTCGGTCGCATTCGAGCGTTTAATACAACCGTAATAATTTTTCATATACATGAGGTCTTCGTTATGTTTTGAACCGACCGAAATATAAAAATATTTTTTATTGACGAATGAGGGAGATATTTCTGTGATAGAATTACAAATCGTTATCATTACTATATTATGTTTTCTTTTTTTTAAACCTTTTAACATTTCAAACGCCGATTTTTATATAGAGCAAATTATATAAAAATTATTTGTAATTCTTCTTTACTTTTCTTGTTTTATTCTTTGGAACATATTTTTCTGGTCGTTAGTAAGCACCCTTAAATATATTTTCATATTTTTCTTTCGGTATTTTATTTATTACTTTTTGGATATTTTCTTTTAGGTTTTCATATTTTAACCCATCTAACTTTTGTAATCTTGATTTCAGCATACTAAAATAATTTTCTATGGAATTAGTGAAATGTTGATATGGAACAGCATATAAAATATTATTATGTTTATTTACCAATGCTTTTATTCTTTCGTTTCTATGTGAGGATGCATTATCCAAAATAATTAATTTATTCCTTAATTTACTTGTAATATTGTATTCTAAAAAATCAATTAACCTATCTGTATTTATTCCACCTTTTTCATATAAATCCCAATGTATTACACCATTTACAGAAATAGCAAATACACCAGTATATTTTTTGAATACTTCCTGTGATTGTGTTTTTATTACACATCTCTTACCTTTATTACTATAACAATGGTTTCGTTTTTGTAAAGATTTTATACTTGTTTCATCAATACAAATAATATCTTCCATTTTGTATTTTTTGACTTCTTCATAAAATTCTTTTATTTTTGAGTTTATATCAATATCTTTTCCAAATCGTTTGGTTGGTTCGTGTCTAATTCTTGTAAGCTTCAAAGTAATATTATTATCACGAACAACTCTAAAAAGTTGCATAGTGCTTATATCCGCATTTTTATATTTATCCTTTAGTTTTTGGTGTAATTCTTGTAATGTGATTGTTTTATTTTTATTTATTTCATCTACTATAAATTTAACATATTCTTTTTAACTTTATAAGCAACTGGTTTTCTATAATGAATATCTACATTACCTTCTTTTTTGTATCTTTCTACCCAACGCATTAAACTTCTTGGAGAACATTTGAATATTTTACAAACATCTTCTTGTGTTTTATCTTCAACTAAATAATATTGAACTGCTGTTAATTTATAATCATTACTTTTATGAGTAGGCATATATAATATTTAATTATAAAATTGAAATTGGATATTTTAAATTATCTAAATATAAAAATAACAATTATAATGACATCACGAAAAAATATATTTAGTATGACAAAAGAACAACGAGAACAATATTGGCAAAGTGCTGAATATAAAGAATGTAAAAGACAAAATGAAGAATATGAAAGAAAACGAAAAGAAGAAAAGAAATTAAAACGCAAAGAATTGGAACAAAAATACACTAAAAAAGAAAGGCAAGAATACGCAAAAAAATGCGAAGAAGAATACGCAAAAAAATGTGAAGAAGGAAACAAAATTAGACAAGTTGAATTAGAAAAAAAATTAGAAGAAGAAGAAGAACGAGATAGGATAAGAAAAGAAACCGAAGCAAAATTACAACAAAAAACAGATAAATATTTAAAAGCAGAATATTTATTTTATAAGTTATTTGATGCAATTGAAAAAAGAAAATTAATAAATTTTGAGTTGTATAAAGATTATAATTTATTACTACCAATATACAATGATTTTAAAAAATCTCCTCCTTATAATTATTATCTAAAAGACATACCTAAAAAATATATTTTAGATAAATATTTTACATCAGATAAAATAGAAGAAATTAAACATTTTGATATATTTAATGATACAGAAATACTAGAAATAATAGATATATTTACCAATAAACCTATGCCTTTTGGTGTTTGGTAGTTTCACTATGTCTTGTAAATAATATTTCTGCATATGTTCCAAAATCACATTTATCACAATAATATTTAAATTCTTTTTTTCTTTCTTCTTTACTTGAATGTTGTGTTAGACAATGAACCTTCATACAAGTCAAATTATTTGTTTTATATTCACAATGCTTACATTTTGGTTCTAATACTTTATCACTTCTCGTTTTTCTTTTTCCATTATTTTTATGTTTTTCGCTTTCAATGTGTTGTTTCCAGTGTGCAGGATATATACATTTATAATTACACACTTCACAATTATATTTCATTTCTGTTTCATTAGATATTTTCATTTATTTATAAATATAATAATTATAAATAAATTATATTTAAATAATTTGCGTTAAAAACACTTAAAAATAAAATATTTATAATATATATAAAATGAAAGTTAAGAAAAAGAAAAAAGAGGAGTTCAAAGAGTTTAGGAATAATGAAAAATCTGCTTACAAAACTTTCAAAATTCCACTAAAAACGATTTTGTTAAATCGTGATACGATACAACCAGTCATAAATCAATTGGTTTTTGAAATGAATGATTTAGTTATTCATACTTATCAATTTATTCGTTTGTATGTTTTAGACAAATATACCAAAAATCAACCATTGCCAAACATAGATGAAACATTTATTTTGTATTGTATCAAAACATTAGGAACTCGTGATAATAGAGGAAAGAAAGGAAAAAATACAGAACTTTTAGAATTATTAGATGCATTTTACAAAATTGAATATCAACCATTACTTAATCACGAAAAAACAAATTTGAAAAACACTACCTTTTTATTACCTTATTTAGCAACGCAAATTCATACTTCTTTACATAATAATTTTCAAGAACATTTTATTCAGCATTTTTTACGATTTATTAACAAAACTACAAATCAAATAACAGAAGATAAGTCAATATTATTTCAATTTAAAAATAAATGTTTGTCGTTAGAAGAAACTGATATAATATTTGACGATTGGAAAAATATACATCTTCCAAATATTTTACCTACTGAAATTAAAAAGTCAATTCACTATGATATTAAGGTTAGACCATTTGAATATTTGAAAGGAATGTTGTATATGAACTCTGTATTGGAAAAAGAAGAAAGTAAATTATTTCAACCATTACCATTACGAAACAATATTATTCCAAAACATATTATTTTAGATACTGCTTCTATTATAAATTTATTTTGTCCTGCCGTAGGCACCGTTGGAGAAAAAGACAAAGAAGGTAATAAAACCAAAAAGGGTGTTTTATTAAGTAATCTAAAAGAAAATCAAACAGATATTTGGAATAGTTTTTTAAACTTAAATAACAAAATATTCAAAAATAAATATTACCAGTTTCATAACCAAATTCAAACAGATGGTATTAGTTGTTGTTTGCTTTTTATTAGGAAAGATTTGAAAGATAAAAAATGGGGTTCAAGAGTTCCTGTTTTACAAGAACAAGGTTTTCATACAATAGAAGATTTATCCAAAGAACAATTAGATACACTGAAAGACAGAAATATAGTTGGTTGCGACCCTGGTAAGCATTCATTAGTGTATATGATGGATAAAAAAGGAAACAAATTAGAATATACTGCATCACAAAGAAAAATAGAAAGTTATGGAAAACGAAATCAACGAATAATATTACAAGAAAAGAAGAAACATAAAATTATAGAAAAAGAAACAATATTATCAATACAAAATAGCAAATCAGTTAATTATGATAAATTCAAAGTATATCTTGTAGAAAAAGATAAATTGAATAAAGAAACAACTGATTTTTACAAGAAAGAAGTTTGGAGAAAAATGAAATTTAGACAATATAG